TTTTCATCTATTAATGACGCTGCAATCATAGTATCTATAATACGACCATTGATTTTTAAACCCATCGCACGTATCCAAGACACATCATACATTGCATTATGAAATATTTTATCTGCAGGTAAATCTAAAACTGTTTGAAACCATTTTAATACAGTCTTTTTTCCTAAACAACCTTTGCCACCTTCATGCGCAAAAGGTAAATAAGCTTTCCAGCCATCTACTGCAACCGCGATACCAACAACTTCTCCATCCCCAAAAATAGCACCCGAACCCAATTTTATTAAATTAGGATCACGTGTCTCCAAGTCGATAGCTATTTCTTTAGCAGATGATAAATCTAAACCTAATAGATTAGGTACAACCCAATCAGTTTCTGGACTAAAATTCATTGGTGTTTGTAAAGGTTTTAAAGGTACGTAAGGTCTTTTAGCCATTATATTGTTCCTTAAGTTTGTTTAAGAACCAGATTGCTTTGTCTAAGTCCTCAATAGGTTTGCCTTTGTGTTCGTGCCGCCAGATATATTTGACCGCACTGCCTTGTAGATAATATTTAAAACCGTCCCCTTGCATAGATTTAATCGCATCAATACATTGTACTCCACCTTTATTATAGTGTGCTGGATAGTTTACCGGATCATATTTCTTAGACATATGTACATTCTCCTGTGTCTACATTTACATTTAAAATATTTACACCCAAAGATTTTTGTACTTGTGTCAATGATCTATTTATTTTATAGCCGTCGCGCTTTCTTCTACATTCTGATTTCACGTCAATGAGTATAACCTCGTATTCTTTTATTGCAACTAAATCAACGGCCCCTTGTTGAGACATGTTTCTACACACTAAATAGCCTTGATCCCATAACCACATCGCAGCAATATATTCTGCTTTGTCGCCTTTGATGTGTTGATGAAATCTCATATTTGATAACCTCTCTCATAATGTTTTGGTTCTAATACATGTAGATTTTCTCTTGCTCTAGTAATACCAACATAAAAAAGTCTATGTAATTCGTCCGGGTTTCTGTCGTGCTGTTCTTTGGCTATTTTTGATATGTCTGTAAACAATAAAACATTATCACACTCGCCTCCCTTTGCACCATGTATGGTTGACATGCTTATTCGTGGCGCTTTCGTAATCTTTTCATTGTTTGCCAACATGTTTCTTATATAAATTTCTGTGAACGCATCTAATTTTTTAAAAGCATCATACCAAACTTTATCCGTCAACAATCCGTGATCCACGGTGCACGTTTCATGATTATAGTATGAATCTTCTTTCAAAGTTGTTCCAGTCTTATATCCCCTAGCGACGTTCTCTCCTAGGTAACTATAGATATCTTTTATATCCTTAGAGTTTAAAGTAGTTTTACCTAGTCTAAACTTTTCCCAGTCTTGAATTGCTTTCAATAGTTTTAAAGGTAAAGAGTTTTTGCCTTTTTTAGAATAGTACCAACCTCTTTCTTTACAAAGCTCTTCCGCATCTTCTAAAAGATAATTAGTGCTGGCTAATACTAACCAGGTTCCTTTTGACATATTTACTTGTTCAATATTAGAATGACGTTCTCTGTTTCCGGTTATCTTAGTCATTACACCATTTTCATACTCTCGTTCAAAACAAGGTTTATATTCTTTTTCGTATCTGTTTTCTATTCTACCTATAACGCTTTGCGCAACCTCATGAATTAAAGGAGGTACTCTATAAGATTTTTCTAAAATACGGACATTGTCGACTTCTTCGTCCAACCTGAGGAAATGATCCACATCGGCTCCTGCCCATCTGAATATAGCCTGATCATCATCGCCTGCGATGTGAGTATTAGTAGATCTTCCCCAGAGGTTTCGCACCAACTTCCATTGGAGTGGAGATAAATCTTGGGCCTCATCGATGAACAAGACAGTAAATCTTGGAGCCATATCCGACTCCACAAACCTCTGTAACATATCTCCATAATCTAATAACCCTGTTTCTTCCTTATATCTTTTTAGTTCTCTATCTATAAGATAAAGCTTATCTCTTTCTATGTCTATATAATGTGTATTGCTGTCGTATAGATCTAGCAAAGGTATGTCCATTGCTCTAGCTTTGTCTATCAATCTTAGGTATTCATTGTCAGTAGTAAATGTTCCATCTTCTTCGCTATTATAAGCAGTTTTTATATCTAAAGGTATGCCGCAGTCCTTTCCAAACTCTTTATAATTACCTTTTTGCATTACTTGTGTCTTCTTTAATCGTAGCTGATTAAATGCTAGTGAATGTAAAGTCCTAAAATAAGGAAAATCTTCTTCAGTATACATTGGAAACTTTTCCATAGCTCTGCTTTTAGCTTCAATAGCCGCCTTCTTTGTAAAAGAAAAATAACCTATGTCCCTAGGATCAACAGCCTCATCCAAATGTTTTTTAACTATGTTTAAAAGCTCAGTTGTTTTACCTGTACCTGGAGGACCTAGTATTAATTCTTTCATCTATCTACATTCCCATGATAAACAATTACAACCGCTGTACAGTTAGGACATGATAAGTTCGTCATAATCATATGTTCTTCTTCGTTATTTTCTTCCCATTCAGTGTCGTGGTCACCGCCCCATATTAATTCGTGATTACAGCTCCAACATTTCATTAGAAAGGTACCTCTTCTTCGTATGGCTTTTGAGAAACATCCGGTTCATATCTCTTCATAGCTTTTATTTTTACAAGACGAGGAGTTTGGTTTTTAATCTTTAATCTGACCTCTTCTACAAATATATCTTTTAATTGTTTTAATAAATTACCTGTTTTAGTTTTATCCATCTCCCAGTTATTACGTTTGGCAAATGCAAAGAAATCATCCATCTTAAATAATGTTATCTTCTTATCATCATCGGTCCACGCTGCTTTATTCAATATGTCTTCTTTAGTTCTTGCTTGTGCTCTATGCACTGTAAAGTCATACAATAAATTTTCTAACTGTTCGTTGCTGTTTAATGATTCTAAAGGCTCTATCTCTTCTAGATTTAACATAAGTTGTTTTAGATAAATCTCTCTCCAGTCTTTTGCTTTTGGTATAGGAGATATAATGTTAGCTTGATCTAATACAGCTAACGCAAATAAATTAGCATTGTGTAGCTGCATCGAGTTTAGTTCTATTCTTTTACCACCAACATTTAAAAACCATTGCGGTGGGTTAGATGCTATCTTACTTAATGTATCCATCTCCGGCATCTGCTCTTCCTCAAACCCAACACCAAATCTTTTAGTTCTACATTTAGCAGCATTGCATACTCCACAAATAGGTTGATCTTTACATCTATATTTATCATAACCTCTTTTGTTTACTGATGCTAACAGTGCCTGTACTTCTTTATAATTCAATGGTGGATTCATCCACTTAGTATTATCCTCCATAACTTTATCTTCCCAGTTATCAGGATTAGCCTGCTTGTGATATACAGCTACATTAAATAATGCATTATTACGTGAACCTTCACCAAAACCTTCGTCTGCTAATTTATTTAAACATGGTGGTCCATCTTTAAAAGCTTCTTCTTTTACAACCTTACCTTTGACTACAATAGATTCTATTTGTACTTTAGTCTGTACTGAGTTGTCATAGATTTTATAAAACTCTTCTAGACTAGCTTCTTCTCCATTTTCTAAAAATGTATACCTAAAACCTAATGTGTCTCCATGATAGGGTAAGTTTAAAAAGTTTCCTGTATCTCCACGTTCCACGAGTATCTCAGTTTGTTTTGGAAATATTTCACTACCGCCAAAGCCTAGCGCCTCTGACATCATTTTTAATTTTGATTGCATCAGTGATGCTGGAATAAACTCTTTCGCAAATAAAAATAAATGTGCGCCGCCAGACTTTGATCTAAATGTTACTAATGGAAACTTTGCTTTCTTTACATCGTCAATTATTTTTTGATGACTTAAATTATATTCATCAACATCAATACATCCCCATCTACACATGTTGTCTTCATTAATAGGTATTACCCCTAGTGCAGGCTCTTTACCTTCAATGTGTTCTTTCCATAACTGATCAGGAATTGATTCTCTTTTAATAAATGCTTTACCAACAGCTTTACCTTTGTCTGTAGTTTCGCCTGATAATATTAATTGTCCGTAAGCACTATTGTTGCCTTCAAATATATCCTTAAATTTTTGCATACTCTCTTTGATACTCTCTAATTTTATCTTTATTTTTCTCTCTATACTCACGATAGTATTCGCGAGCCTTTCTTCGTTTATATTCTTTTCCCTCTGGGCTGTCTAGAATTAAATTAATTCGCTCTTTCAGCCGTTTATTTTCATTACGTAAAGCGTCCATCGTTTTTTTACGATAGTAACGCATTTGATATAACGATTCTCTGCTTCTTTTCATACTAGAAATATGTTCCGGGCAGGGGGAGTTGCCCGGAACATCATGGTTAATTAAAACGGTACTTCGTCGTCTGACTTAGTACTGTCATTACCATGTTTTGCTTTGACGTCTCCCTTAGACACACTCTCAGCAAAACTTTTTGCGGACTCATACAAAGATTTTTCTTGTACTGGTCCAACCTTTTCAACACTCCAGCCAAACCAAGTTCCCTTGTCGTTTGATTGTTCTACTGTTTTAAGGTTATACACGTGACTGTAAGCCGCCGGTGTGAACAGACCATTCTTTCCTTTGATCTTTAACGTGTTCATCATAGTGTTCCAGTTCTTCGCAACTTTTAATTGCGTAGATTTCATGGTTACTAGTGCGGTTTGCATATCCTCAGTCAATACAAAATATGATGCAGTGTTTTCAAGATAGTTACCATTCGATAATCTATCTTTGTAGTTTGCATCACGTTTAGCTTGATTGATGATATCACTTGTTGACGGATGTATAGCTACAGGAGCACTTGTGCCCTGGCCTCTGTCCGACCATTCAACATATTCACGTTTATAATGACATGGAATTATGTTGATTCCCTTCTCACCATCATACACTTGCTTAGTCACGGTATTAAATATCATACCTGCTTCAGCGCCTTCTATGTACTTGGCGTCCCGTTTATTTATCTCGGGTGATAGTTGTCCTAATACTCTTAGGAAAGGTAAAGCAAAATCTTCTGCTCCCATTTCTCCTATAGCTGTATTAGCGTCTTGTTCGAACATACTCGCTAGAGCTACGTCCGTCTTCTTTTTTTCTACTACTTGGTTCATGATTATATTCTCCTTGTTAATGTTTCATGATTCACGATTTCCGGCCTATTTTAGTTTGATCTTTCACAAACGTGTGAAAGAATTCGGAAGGCATGTCGAGGCCGGCCTCGACACGCTCCCTGTAGAGAGCTTTCAATGTCATGGGTTCAACTTTTTGTTTTTGTTGAGGCTCATAACCTTCTTGCTCTGCAAGGCTAAGCAATTGCTCTGCCTTGTTATCTTCGCCTTTACCGAATGTAACAGCAACCTCATTTTTAATAAGATCACCGAGTCCATTCTCCCGAAGCCATTTGTACGCTGATTCCATGGAGTCTTTTTTTACAGTACAGCTGTAAGTTTTTTTAACTTCTACTCCACTCCCATCAGCAAGTTTCAAAGATGATAGCCCTTGCTCTGCAAGTAATTCTGGTATCACCTCTGATGAAATTTTATCTGCGGTTTGTTTTATATCTTTTATTGTAGCCTCTAGTCTTTCAATCTCTTCTTCATGGGCCTGTAACTCTTGACAATGCATAGCCAAAGTTTTTATATCTGATTTTTCTATTAAATTTTGTTGATCTTGTTCTAGATCATCTAACGTAAGTGTGCTCACTCTATTTCTCCTTTATTATATAAGTCTATCATTAAGGGATAATATCTTCTCTCTTGTCTATCCCATTTCAAGAGATTAAATTGTCCTTGCGTAATGTCACTAACAATAGCAGTAGACAATCCAATAATTGAAGGATCACCAGTACATAAAATATAATCGTCTGGCTTAAAGTCCTGTAAATTCTTTTTCATCTTTCTTATAAAAGGTGCAGTGCTGTAAAGCATGTTGTCTGTTGAAGGTAAACAAATTACTAAGTATCCAAAATCTGACGCACTTAAAATATTTATTTGTGGTGCCGGATGTTGTAATACATAAACAAAAGTTTCCTTAGGATTCTCCTTGTAGAATGCCAAAAACTCTGCGAGTGAACGTGGTTTATATAGTTCAAAAATTCTGTGTTTCATTTTTATTATACTTTCTTGTTGACAATAAGATAATCATATATACATTAATGTCAAGAAAGAATAATAAATTATTTTATGATAGATACATATAGGTATAAAACTAAACCTTATGCCCATCAATTAACGGCTTTAAAAAAGTCGTGGGCGCAGAAAAACTACGCTTTATTCATGGAAATGGGTACCGGCAAATCTAAAGTACTTGTGGATAACATTGCTATGTTATATGACAATGGCGCGATCCGCGGTGCACTAATAGTGGCACCTAAAGGTGTTTACAAGAACTGGGACCAAATAGAATTTCCTGTACATCTACCGGACCATGTCGAACACACAAAAGTATTGTGGGAAGCAAACATAACTAAGAAAAAACAGACTGAGTTAGATACATTATTTGATGGTAAAGAAGAACTTAAGATACTGATAATGAACGTAGAAGCTTTTTCTACGTCGAAAGGTCTGGACTTTGCTCACAGTTTCCTTAACATCTTTCTTGGAAGAGCTTTAATAGGAATTGACGAATCTACGACGATCAAGAGTCCGACAGCAAAGCGAACAAAAAATATTTTAACCATTGGGGAACTCGCGAAGTACCGTAGAATATTAACAGGCTCTCCCGTAACCAAGTCTCCGCTTGACTTATATAGTCAATGTGAATTCCTGGACCCTTGGCTATTAGGCCACAACTCTTATTACAGTTTTCGTGCACGTTACGCAAATATGGTCAAGAGAAATTTTGGCGGCCGTTCAGTGCAATTAGTTACTAGTTATAGAAGATTAGATGAACTTGGAGATAAGCTAGATGATTTTTCTTATCGTGTGCTAAAAGAAGATTGCTTAGACCTACCAGAAAAAGTATTTACTAAACGTATTGTAGAATTATCTAAAGAGCAAAAAGAAATATACGCACAACTAAAAGAAACAGCGTTGGCGTTTACAGAAGATGGCAAAGTTATGTCAACAGTAAATGTTATGACACAGTTGATGCGACTACATCAAGTAACTTGTGGCACATTTAAAGCTGACGATGGTACAGTAAAACATCTTCCTAACAATCGAATACAAGCTTTGATGGACTGTCTTGAAGAAACTGACGGCAAGGTCATAATATGGGCAACTTACCGTGAGGACATCAAAAAAATAGTCGAATCTTTAAAAAAAGCTTACGGAGAGGCTTCTACAGTCGAATATCACGGTGGGGTGGATGCTACCCTTCGCCAGGAGCACATTGCTCAGTTTCAGCAAGAAAAGGGCCCTACACGCTATTTCGTAGGAAATGCACAAACTGGAGGGTACGGAATTACCCTTACAGCTGCAAATACAGTAATTTACTTTTCTAACTCATATGACCTAGAAAAAAGACTACAATCAGAAGATAGAGCTCACCGCATCGGCCAGACTGGCAGTGTATTGTACATAGATTTAATTGCAGAAAAGACTATAGATGAACGTATTGTAAAAGCATTAAGGACAAAGGTAAATATAGCAAATGAAATTATGGGCGAAGATCTTAAGAACTGGATCTAAAACAGAATTGGAACGTACGACGTTCTTCCTTCTACTTTTTCTGCCTTCAATGTTTGTTTTCTTGATCTTGACATTGATGCTGAGCAATGAACCCAACCTGAATTGGGATCAACACCATCATAGAATTCTAGTATCAGTTGATCAAAGTCACAGTTTTTACTAATCCACGACGCAAGTTCTTTGTTGTCAACCTCATGAATCTCGAAGTCTGCTGCCTCACCCTTGGCATGTTGTGACTTAGCCGAAGACCCGATAGCCTCGCACAACTCTGGGCTACGATAGCCTGAGGATATCATGACTGGTTTACCAAAATGCTCGCGCACTGGTTGTAAGACAGTCTTCGCTAGGTGAATAAGATTCTCAATCTCCGCGGTCCCCGGTTCATTGTTAATGTTTTTACGTACCGCTGTTTGAGATTTAGTTAGCTCCGCTAATGTAAAGTTGTTTGATAAATTCATTAATAACCTCGGCCAGGTGTAAACATTCCTTGACTACCTAGACTACCTAGAGAGTTAGGCATAGAACTTTGTGTGTCCGCTGTCATCATTTGTTCTGGTGGAGTAGGTGGTGTTATTTGATTAGTAGAACCCATACCTAAATTATTTTGTTTCATACTTGGGCTTGATAAATATTTGTCAAACAGATTACCTATGCCACTTAATAATTGATTTGCAAAATCAGAATTCATACCACCTGTTGCAGGTGTTGGCATTTCTGTTATTGGTTCTCCAAAATCAGGTAAAGCAGGTAATGTAGAAGGTTCACCTATGTTTTTAAGGTGATCATAATCAGCCGTAACAAAGTCGGGTTTAACAAAACTATCTGGCATTTTCATATCAAACCCACCATTAGTTATAGTAGGTTTACCAGTATTTAGAAAAAAACCATCGTCGTATTTTCTTACGTTTCCAGGACCATTAAGCTTATATGGGTTTTCAGAATAGTACGCTTCTTGCTCAGCTATATTAGTTACTGGATTAAAGGTGTCGTATGCATCAAAAATTTTACTTCGTGCATCATTGTACGCCAAAGACTTTCCGTCCATTTGCATATCTCTTCTCATAAAATTATCTTTAGAGTTTTGAAGAAAATCTAAATAGCCTTGTGATTGCATAGAGTCGTCGTAAAAATCAGATTGTTTATAAGCATCTGCTACGTTGTAGTTTTCATATGGATCTGGAGAAGCTGTTGCATTATATGGTATTTTTGCTTGATTAGCAAATATTGCACTTGGATCAGGTCCTAGTTTTCCTAAAATTCCTCCTCCTTCAGGGCGCGATTGATATCCTTGTATTGCTGCCTGTAACTCTGGTGAAAAACTATCTAAATCTTTTATGTTACCGTATTGTGCAACCACTCTACTAACTCCAGTCTGCCCGGTTATGTTACCTTGGTCATCAATGTTGGCAACTGAAATTTGATTTTGCATGTCACGGGGATTATATCCTGGAACAGGTATAGTACCACCCCCTGCTTTTGTACCACCCCCTGCTAACATTTCTGGTGTTTCAAGAATTCCTCTCAGACCTCTGAGCCGATTATCTATTGCGTTTGGGTCTACAGCCTTAGGTGCAATGCTGGGACTTATACCTATAATTGGTGAACCATCCGGTCTATAGTTGCCAGGAGCCATCATTGTATCATTCCTAACAACGTCTCAATAACAATTAAACCAACGGCCCCCACCGTAGTTAAAACAACCCAATAGATTTTGTCTATCTTACCGCCCAATTTCTCAACGTCTTTGTGCACATGAGATACATCACTTTTTAAATTATCTAAATCTCTTTTCACCCCAGTTATGTGTCCTTGTATTGAAATTATATGTTCGCGTTCTGTTTGTGGTTCCATTTCCATAATTAACCTCCAAAGACAGGATCGTTAGATCCAAATACTCTTTGTCCTTTTTGTATTGTTTGATTGGTATTAGTATTGGAACTTCCCCCAATAATTGAATTTATATTAGTATTGAGCCTAGGTAAACTACTTTGTGTAATTCCTAAATTAGGTAGGCCAACTCCCATTGCTGAGAAAGGATTTGGTATGTCAGGCAAGAAATCACTAAATAATTTTAATTGACTATATTGCCTAGCTATCTGATTTATTGTGGTTCTAGCTTGTCTATAAGGGTCTTGTTGCCCTATTTTAGAAGCGTTGTCTCTGAATGCCTGTTCAATATTTTCTGATGGTATAAATGGTTTGAAGTCACCTCTTATAATTGATCTAAGCTGAGAATCGGACACCCTATCTTTAAATTCGTTTCTCAATGCTTTAGGTGAAGCTCCAAGTATTTGAGCACCATAATAATCTTGAGCCATTTCTTTCTGTACTTTATACAAAGATTCGTTAGCTATTTTATATCTGTCTACAATTTGTTCAGGTGTAACCGCTCCACCTCTAAGTAAAGGAGAAGTAAATTCACGACGAGCGTTGTTAATACCAGTTCTAAAACTTGCAATTTTAAATTTCATAGAAGTTACCGGATCAACAGCAACAGCACGCAGACCCGCTATGCCTCCAATTTCATCAGTAAGATCATACGTTCTTCCATATTTATCAGGGTCTTTGTTTACTGATTGAAGTAATCTTTTTCCTTGAGCAAGTGAACCTGGAAGCTGTGATTCTGTCATGTGGTATATAGCTTTAGCTACACGATCACCAAACGGTGTTTGCTCTGTGTATAATCTTCTTCCATCTCTAGTACGGCCACCTCTTAAAAATATATCTGATACTGATTGTGTCCATATAGATTCACTAATAAACGGCGAACCAAGTTCTGATGTAGATTCAACCACACCTTGTAACAAATCTTCCATAATTGTATCGTTGTCTGTTCTACCATCAGCCACTGCATTCATGATAGTTTTAAAAGGTCTAATCATTGTGTCGTATGCGTTAGCATGAGAAAAATCTATGTATTTAAAATTACCATCATCATCTTTAATAGGTATTAAAGTTGAGTTCTTAGACCAATCAGGAACAAAACGTCTAAGTGCATCCATTTCAACACCGCTTACATCGTATGCTGCTTTAAATGCTTCAACTGTTCCATAAGGTATTGCTACCGCAGTTGCACCAAACCCAGCCATACGTTGCATGCCAATAGATCTGAAAGGTCTTGTTTTAGTTACAGGGTCAATATAGTTAAACTCTTTTAATCCTTTGCCTAAAATATTAACACTTGTTCTAATAATTTCTGCAGGGAAAGATACAAAGTTACCAAGAGGTGCTTTTCTTAAATCTTTAATAAACTTAGAAACATAATCATAGTTAGGTACATTATTACGTACAATGTTTGCAGCTGCTTCATCTAGATATTCATCTACACTGCCAAACGCCCTACCTAAATCATTGTCAGCTGATGTTGCAAAAGCAGAACGATCA